AGTTCATAATAGACTTAATGATTGACTCTAATGCATCAATCTTTTCTTGCTGGACAGCTATTCTTAGGTTAAGAGTAATAATATCTGAATCGCTATCAATATATGTAGGCACGTCTTGTTTCAGGATTTTTTGTAGGAAGGGATCCCACTTCATCTCTTCAAGTGTCTCTTGATCAAGAACACCTGTATAGTATTCCCACTTCAGCTTTTTCAACTTCTTCATGTCCTGCTCAAGCTTCCTTAGCAGTAGACGTTCGTGGGAAAATAGTTTAAAGTACTTGTGATGGAGCTTAGGAATGTTCAATGCAACGTCACCGAGTTCTGTTCGGTCAACTTTGCTATCCTTCTCCCATTCACCAAATATTTCTTCAAGCTTCATAATATATTTCCTACCCTACGGTAGGTATATTATACCTTAAACAGTGTGAATGGTAAACAGCAAGCACCTAAAGGTTACTGTTGCATCAATATAGTTAACATCTGTATCTGCAGCATTGAACTCTAAATCACTTAAAACAACTGGAAACAAATCTCTAAATCTAACTTCTACGTTGTTCTTGTTGGCGGAGTTCAAGATGAGCAATGTACCATCTGAGGCGTATGTGCTATAGATGTCGTTAGGAAATATTGCCTGAGGGTTTGGAGCACTGAATTGCTCAGGTCGACCAATCTGATGCATCCAATCAAAAATTTCTCGATAGTTAGTGAGATCCTCATCAACTTTGAATCTAACAACAAAGTCATTATAAACAACTTTCTCAGGATATCTAATTACCTTGAATGGTGTTTGGAGTTCAGCATCCTCAACCGTAATGCCTGGTAGGTTTACAGAAGTGACATTCAGAATTGTATTTGGAATTTTCTGAATTGATAGTTGATAACCAAGTGGCGATAAAAAACTTTTTTGGATAGCCATAAAACCCTCTATGTTGTTTTATTTATCATAATTGAATAATTAATATTTGGCCGATCGCCAATGTAGATGTTTAAGGTCACTCTTGGATACATCGTCTTATTGAAGTAGTTATGAAATCCATGTGTTTCTTGTTGAAATATAAAAGCTCTGTTTTGTTTCCACTGTACCATAAATTGATAATCATCTTTATCGTAGACAATGGTGCCATGTGACATCTGGGGCCATAGAAAAACAACTATAGATATTTTTTTATTCTCGTTATCTTTATGTCTACCATAAACATAACCAGGATCACAACTAACAAGCTCGGTTGTTTTATAATGAACTGCAGACAACATATGTCCAATATGTTTTCTAAGGCTTAGATCTATACTATCTAAGATTCGTTTGCTGCCAATTTTAATTGATTTTTTAATTGCTGAATCAGGAGTAATTAGCTTTGGATCATTTATCCCTGTGTTAGTTTTTGTATCTAAACCATCAAGAAAATTATAATAGGACTGATCATCCTTGAGTTGGCATAAAAAATTAAAGATTGATACTTCAAGAAAATTATCCACAACATAAAATTTCCAAGGGAATTCAAATTCTGTGAGCTCGGGATAATGATCAGTAGCTAAAGCTTTCATATACCTCTCTTTAGATCATCATCGTAATGTCTACCAATTTGTGCTATAGGTACAAGATGCTCTTTATATATTCTTGTTTGTTTGAAAGCATTTACAACCCTTATCGTACCCTCTGTTGCACCTTGAATATCATCACACTTATCACATGGTAGTATTTTTGTTCTATCTCTATTTAAAAGTCGCCATCTAATTCTGTTTAATTTAGGATCATTGACGTACATATCCATCAGGGATCTTTCATGCACATTGCCTATTTTAATTTGGCTTAGCCAATCATTACAGCACATTTGATAGTTGCCATCAAAATCAATAAAGATTTGCCTCATTGGATGCCAACATGGCGACTCACTAACCTTTATTTTTTTGCCATTTGGTAATGTAACTAAATTTGAATAATCTAGTTCTTGATTACGTCTATCCTGGTTTTTAAAATAGCCGGCTCTATTATTGAAAGCGTGTTTCCAATGCTTACCATCTTCCTTATATGCTGGCATGCTATTAATCTGATCTATTGTGAATCCGTCCTGTTTATAATAATGATACACCTTACCACCACTTGGTAGGGTTACATATTTAAGTTGTCTATCATTATATTCCTGTTCTGATTCGTAGCTATTTAAAATTAACTCATCAAGTTTCATTCCTACAGGAGAATTCCACCACTCATCAATTTTATAGCCATTTGTGGTAAGTCTTACTTTCCACTTTCTTGGCTCAGCTGTTAGCATATTAACAATTGTGTCAAATTTTTTATGTAGAGTACTTTCTCCCCTACCAGCCAGCTCAATCCAACCATTAAAGTTAATTGACAACAATTCTTTAATTACAATTTCAACAGTGTCAAGAGATATGTGTCTATTAATGTTGGGATAGAGTGGATCAGCATCCAGCGTTCTTGGACAGAAAGAACATTGACGGTTACATAAACCTGTTAAGTCAAAGTCTAAGCGGACTAAGTTGCCAAACAATGGATGGTGTCTTATTCCGTTTTCGTCAACCCTAATTGGTTTCATGTCCATGGATCAATTATACCTTCGCACCAGTTTTCACACACATCATTAATGTAATAAACAGACTTACCTTTAATCAGTCTATCTTCCTTAATGTTTCTATCTTCAATCAATCTTACAATGTAACCAGTTCTATCATCAAGCTCAAAGAGCTCAGCAGTTCTCCTTTCCTTAATGAACTTTGTTACAAATCTAGCATTTTCAATCATGGCGCTCACCTCACAGTTTACATACTATTATTTATAACCAAAAAAAAGGGCCGCTTTCGCGGCCCTCTCTTTCTATCTTCCGGTTAAGGATTATAGTAGGTTGCTTACGATGACGCGTCTGTAGTATACGTTTGCGTCCTTTGTCATAGCGCCATTGCCATATGCAGCACCTTCTGCGAATGGATTTGCGACCATGCCGTAGCGTGTCTTGAAGCCAATCTTTGGCTGGAATGAATCTTCACCAACTGCACGAACCATCTGTAGAGGAACGTATGGGCAGTAGAAGATACCAGCATCGAATGCGCTTGCACCCTTATAGCCAACTGTCATGTAGTTGTCTGTTACGTATGGGTCGATGTAGACCTTGATACGACCGTTTAGAACACCAGCAAATGTGTTGCCTGTGTCATCAACGTTTAGGGCATTGCTGTTTAGAGCAGGGGCGTAGTCTAGAACACCAGCCATCTGTAGGGCAGATGCAACATCTGACGAACATAGGATGATGTTACCCTTGCCACGACGTGTGTCCTTGGCAATTTGGTTAGCTTCGCGTTCTACTTGGAACATTAGACCCTTGAACTTCTCAACTGACCAACGGCCGTTTGCGTCGACGTCTAGGTCGAATGTACCGGCTGATGTTGTTGAGTTAGCACCGCGCTTAGCTGTTACGTTGATCGTACGGATAACTTCGCGGTTGATTTCTACAAGGATTTCTGACTGTAGAATGTTTGATAGCTCTGACTCGGCATCTAGACCATGGATAGCCTTTAGATCTTGGGCTAGTTCCATTGTGTACTCTGCCTTCAATGCGCGGCTCTTTGCTTCAACAGAAACCTTCTCAATTGAGAAAGCCATGTTTGCGAAAGCTGCGTTTGAAGCGTTACCTAGTGCTTCAGCCTGGTTTGTTGACATACCGCCGGCCCAGTTATATGTGTTGGACTCTGCGTTGTTTGCTGTACCAGGAACTGTACCTACGTTACGATAGCCTGGTAGGTTAACTGTTGAGTTACCTAGTGCAATCGTTGAGAAGGCTGTGTTAGCTTCGTTGTAGAATGCTTCTGAAGCTGAGTTAGCTGCTGAGCTGTACTTGCTGCGCATTGCGAAGATCAAGCCTGTTGGGCCTGTCATTGGCTGAACGCCGCAAACGTCATAAGCAACTAGGTTTGGCATTGAGCGACGAACTAGTGAGATTAGCACTGGATCGTAGTTTGCAACGCCATCACCGAAACCAGCTGTGCCAGTTGCGTTAGTTGGTGTGTGTGTACCAGCTTCCAATAGAGCACGTGCGCCGCCGCCGTTCTCTGCCATTGAACGCTCTGTATTTTCTAGTAGCTGAGCTGTTACTGATCTACGTAGAGAATCCTTAATTGCTGGAAGGTCTGCGTGCTCAAGAACTGGCTGCCACTTCTTTAAAAGTTGTTCGTTAGAAAACATCTTTGTCTCTCCTTTAGGGGTTATCTAATATTTATAAATTGGTTACTTTTGGACCGAACGAGAAATCGCTGCAGCGTACTTATTCATGATTGGATCCACTACCTTCTCGGCTGGAGCAGGAGCGACTTCTTCATTTAGCTGTTGCTGAGCATTAGCTTCTACCTTCTTAGCTGTGAAGTATGACTCCTTGATCATACCTAGCTTCTTCTTATAGGAAGAAACGTCAGCATACTCTAGGCCTTCTGCTAATGTACGAAGCTTTTCAATCTGAGTTGCAGCTAGGCCTTCTGTTACTTCAACAAATGCCTTTTCTGCTTCTGCAGACTCTAGCTTCTTAGATAGTTCAATATTTTCATTGATTGATGCAGACAACTTTGTCTTTAGTTCTTCAACTTCTGACTGTACCTGAGCTAGAATGTCTAGCTTCTCTTGTGGTGCATCAACATAATGTTCTACGAAAAGACCTTTTAGGCCTTCCATGAAGCTCTCAACTACTTCGGCCTTGATACCGCTTTCAATTGCTAGCTTGTTCTCTTCTACCCATTGCTCTACTACGTAGTCTAGGTAGCTGTCAATCTTTTCAACTAGAGCTTCTTCGATAGCACCAACTTCTTCAGTTAGACGTGCTTCGTATTGCTCTTCTAAAGATGCTACAACGCCAGAAACCTTCTCGTTGATAGCAGCTTCAAAAATAACTGTTGCTTTCTCTCTAAACTCTTCGGTTAACTCTGAACCGTCAAATAGAGCAGCTAAGTCCTCTTGTACGGCCTTTAGCTTTTCCATTGGCATTTCAGGCTTACCCTTCTTTGCGGCCTTTGAGCTGTCTTCGCCACCAGCTGGTGTAACTGGCTCGGCTACTTCAGCGTTGACGCCGTCAACTTTAAATTCTTGAAGATCTGACATTGTAATTTCTCCCAAATAATTTACGTAAATTGGTTATTATTATTTATAAAATTAAAGTTTTGACAGGAAGTCAGACCAGGTCTTTAGCATTGCTTCTTCTAAAGCACGCTTATTTGGCTTGGCAGCTGCCTTCTCAATCTCTTCTTTGTACAGTTCAATCTGCTGTGCCTTAAGCAAACCGTTATCCCATACCCACTCAACACCTTCCATAATACCATTAACAAAAGCGCCTGGGGCTGAAGGGTCAGCCACAATATCAGCAGCTGTGGCCAATGTAAAGTCATCTTGGACTTCCATAATACCATTCTTTTCCTTTAGGGAACCCATACCACGTGACGATACGCCCAATGCGCCACCACCCTGGATGATGTTCTTTGCAATATTACCCATTGGAGTTTCTAGAATCTTAGCACGACCAACAATGTTTGATCCATCTCTCTTTAGTTCCGTAATCATATGTGAAATACGGTCAAGATTGATTTGTGGACCCTCTGGATGGCCAAGCTCACCAAAAGCTCTTTTTGTATCTACGTATTCTTTGACGTAGCGATTGACTTCCTTTTCCATAACAGGCATAGGATAGATACGGCCGTTTCTATTTTGTAGATCAGCCTGCATGAAGATACCTTCAATAAAGAAGTCCTTCTTGCCATCTTCCTTTTCTTCTGTTACTAATTGTACTTCTTCTAATACTTCGCAGATTAGTTTCATTGTCGTTTACCCTTTAGTAAAAACCAACTGATACAGCCTTAACTGTACCACCGGATGCTTCTAGTGTATGAGCTGGTGCTTTCATAATATAAACATTACCGTAACCAGAGTCTCTTGTTCCTAGTGTAAATGTAGCAACTGTAGCCCCACCATTCTTTTGGGTAATAGTGGATACAGTTGTGTTGTCTGTATTAACAAGTCTAACAACGCTAGCTGAATTACAATTGCTAGCTGTTGTAAGAGTTGCTTCTTGTGCTAAAAACTTTACTGTGTCTGCCATTTTTATACACCCATATGTGGTATTTTCATTCTTCTAATGTGAGTCTTTAGTATTGGTCTCACATCAGCTTCTGGATACTTTTCTTTAGCATGTCTTAAACTTGCAGCAAGTGCAGGATGGTTACTATACTTGCTAATTAATCTTTCTGCATCACTGGCTGGGATTTTGTTACGCATTTCTGCTCTAAGCTCTCCCCCAGCCTTTCTTGCCTTTACTGGATTCTTACTATGCAAGCCTCCCTGTAGTTCACCTTCTTCATTAAGATAATCTAAAAACTTTTTCATGTTTTATCAATAACCTGCTTCTTGATAGATTGTAATCTATATCTCATGCCTTCAACAGATTCAGGTGTATGAGGTCTTGCAGTAGCAACTCTTTCTTCACGTGCCTTGTCATTAGCTTCTCTTCTATCTTCTTCCATAATCTTTGGAGTACCAGCTTGTCTGTTATCATTGCGTTGTTTTTTGCGAGCTTCCATTTCTTTCTTTAAAAGATCACGAGCAATTTCTTTTTGCTTTGGAAGTAAAGGCAAATTTTCTTCATCAAATCTGCTACCAATTGGTGTTGGTTCAACAGGTCTTCTTGGAGGTGGTTCAGCTTTTTGTATACGAGCCTTAGCTCTTGCTCTACCCATCAATGTGTTTGCTGTTCTTGATTTGTCTGGTGACTTATCAGCAATAACATCACTAATTTTTGGATGAGG